TCGGGCGTCGCCCAGGTCTGGAAACCGGGCCTGTCCTGGCGCCAGCGCTTCGTCCAGTGGATCGTCGGTTCCACGGTCAGCTTCTACGCGACCCAGGCCATCATCGAATTCACCGGCTGGAATGATTTCATCTCGCAGTCGATCGGCTTCGGCATCGCCCTGATCGCCTTCGACGCCACCCCCCGCTTGATCGGCGCGACGTCCGACGCGCTCGCCCGCATCCCCGCCGATCTGGCTGACCGCTTCACCAAAAAGAGGCCCTAAGACCCATGCGCATCATCAACCGCATCAACATCCATTGCACCGCGTCCCGCGTCGGCCGCGCCTACACGATCGAGGATATCGACCGCGATCACAAGGCGCGGGGCTTCGGCGCCGGCGCGTCGCGCCCCTGCGGCTATCATTATGTCATCTATGCTGATGGCACCGTGCATATGGGGCGCCGCGAAGACGAGATCGGCGCCAATGCCGCCGGCTATAACAGCAACTCGATCGGCATCGTCTATGTCGGCGGCCTCGACGCCGCCGGCAAGCCGCAAGACACTCGCACCCCGGCCCAGAAAGCCGCTCTGGCCGCGCTGGTCCACGATGTTGCTGGCCGGCATAAGGTGCCGCCCTTGCGCATCCTCGGCCACCGCGATCTGTCGCCCGACAAGAACGGCAATGGCAGGGTCGATCCGTTCGAATGGACCAAGCAATGCCCCTGTTTCGACGTCCAGCCCGAAGTCGCGGGCTGGCTTGCTGGAGGCTGATCCATGACGAAGCTGATCGCGATTGCAAAAACCGCATGGGGGCTGCTGACAGGCTCCCGCGAAACCGTCCTGCTGATCGCCATCGCGGGCGCGGCGGCGGCGCTCTACGCCTGGGGCGCCACCGCGCGCAAGGATCGCGATCAGCTTCAGGCCTGGGCGGAAAAGGCCTGCCTCTCCGCCGGCGCGCAATTTCCCGGCGCCGGGAAGAAGGTCGATGCCTGCGCCCAGCGCATTGTCGACCTGGCCGCCTATGAACGCCAATCACAGGCCGCGACCAACACCATTCTTACGAGGGCGGTCCAGCGCCAGGCCACGAAATCGGCCGCCGACACCGCCCTTGCCGAAACCCAAGCCGCGCGCCGCACCGATGCCGCCGCGCAGATGGAGAAAGCCGATGCCCAGATTGCCCCGGATAATCGCGTTGGGCCTGATTGGTTCGATAGCGTCAATCGCCTTGCAGGGCTGCGCGCACCAGGCAGTTGAACGCCCCGCGCCGCCCGTCGTCGCGATCGAGGTCAAGGATACACCCCCGGCGGACCTGCTGACCTGTCCCGCCGCGACCGCTGGCTTCCCCGCCGACGCCCAGGCAGAAATCCCGCCCATTGTTCGCGCCGCCATCGTCCGCATCGCAACGGCGCTCGCAGCCACGCGCGACCAGCTGGTGCGCCTGGTGCGCTGGCATAGCCCCGGCGCCTGCGAGGATGTCGGCTGATGCGCAAGGCCGATAGCCTGCGGCGTTGGCTGACCGCGTTCCTGCCCGAACTGGCGACCCATGCCGACCGCCTCCAGATCTATGTCGAGGGCGGCAACATCATGACGCGCAAGTCCGCGACGCTGTCCTTCGTCTATGCTTACACGCTGAAGGCCCTCTTCACCGATTTCGCCGGCGACAGCGATCGGCTGATGGTGCCGGTCCTGGCATGGATCGAGAAGGAACAACCCCAGCTGCTCGCCCGCACCGACAGCCAGCCCTTTTCCTTCGAAGCCGAACTGCTCGACGGCGATCTGTCCGACGTCGAATTGTCGATCGACCTGACCGAAACCGTCCTGGTCATTCCCCGCGCCGATGGCAGCGGCTACGACGTCTCGCACCCTGAAGAACCGATTTACGACCAGTTCGCCGGCGTGACGGCGTCCTTCCTCCAGGGCTTCGGTAACACCGAACTGATGGTGGAAACCGCCAATCCTGACGCCGTGCTGACCCCGGCGGTGCCGCCGGCGGTATGAGCGACGACCTGGCCGAAATCGAACAGGTCGCGGGAAGCCTGTTGCGCGGCCTGTCGTCAGGCCAGCGCCGCGCCCTGATGCGCCGCATGGCCCGCGAACTGGCGATCAGCCAGCGCGAGCGAATCGCCGCCCAGCGACAGCCCGACGGATCGGCCTTCGAAGCGCGCAAGAAGAAGGAACCGCCAGTGTCGGGCCGGGGCGCGGCCTGTTTCCTCTATCCCGCCGGCGGCGGCGGGCCGCCGCGCCGCGTCATCATGAAGAGTTTCACCTGGGGCGGGTCATCTGGGGGTGGGGGCCAGATGATGACCGGCTTCGATATCGAGGCCGGCGCGATCCGCTCATTCGAATTCGGCAAGGTCGCCCAATGGCTCCCGGTGCCAGAAGAATATCGCAACGCCGGCGGCGGCAAGCTGCGCCGGCGCGGTGGCCTGCGTCGCAAGGCAATGTTCCGCCGCCTCGCCAGTTCGCGGTTCATGAAGATCGGCACGGATGACCAAGGCTTTTGGGTCGGCTTTTCCGGCAAGGTGTCCCAGATCGCCGGCGTCCATCAATATGGCCTGCGCGACAAGCCGTCGCTGCGAGCGAAAGCCGTATCCTATCCCCGGCGCGAATTGCTCGGCGCCACGCCGGCGGACCGGGAACGGCTGCTGGACCTGCTCTATAAGCAGATTGCGCAAGGATAAGGCGGGACGCGTACCGCCGTTTCCCACCAAACGTTGCTTCTAAAACGTTCTCTCAAGATATATTGAACGAACATCTACCGTTGCCAAGAGATTCTTTTCTTTGACAATAAACCGCACATTTTTCCCATTCAAGTAATTATAATATTTATCTTGAATGAATGTGAAGTTATAATTTACAAATTTATTATCATGAAATTCTCTAAGATCGAATTTTTGTCCATTTATTTCAAGGATGCAAAATGCATCGGCGGTTGATCGATCCGGATTTAAGCAATGCCCTGTAACTATACTAACGAGCTTTATGTCTTTTGTATTTTGTTCAGGTACAAGAGTTATACCCCAAACGTTGTAACCGCCTTCGCTAATGTCCTTTTTTGGATAGAACACCTCGGTTGAACGGACATTGCCTAATTCGTCGACGCTTTCGACAATGTTTAGATCCGACATCGCTATTCACCCCTCTTGGTTGAGCGGCGCCATCTTATGGGCGCTTCCCGGCGGTTCATAATTCCAAATCGGATTAGACCGCATTCACCATTGAACCCATGATCTAATTCCATTTGTAGAGGCCGCCTCTACAAATGCAGCCCGTAGCGCGTCCCACGACCCCCGCCCGACATGGGCGCCATGGCCGATGCAACCTATACCGCCGTTGATCTGTCGCGCCTTCCCGCGCCGGATATCATTGAGGCTTTGGATTTCGAGACGATCCAGGCCGACGCGGTCGCGCGCATGCTCGAACTTATGCCCGATTTCGAAAACCGCGACAGCGATCCGGTCACGAAGCTGTTGCAGGTCGTTTCCTACATCGTCCAGCTGGTCCGCCAGCGCGTCAACGATGCCGCCCGCGCAGTCATGCCGGCCTATGCCGTGGGTGCCGACCTCGACAATATCGGCGCGCTGTTCGGCATCATCCGCCTAACGATCACGCCAGCGGATATCGTGCTGGGCCTCCCGGCGGTCATGGAAAGCGACGCGGATTTTCGGCGCCGCATGGTGCTGGCGCCCGAAGGCTATTCGGTCGCGGGACCGGAAGGCGCCTATATCTTTCACGCGCTGTCCGCCGATGGCGACGTGCTGGATGCCAGCGCGACCAGCCCCGACCCCGGCGAAGTCCTGGTTTCGATCCTATCCCGCACCGGCTCCGGTGCCGCTTCCCCGGAACTGATCGCGACGATCGCCGCCTATGTGTCGGACGAAACGCGCCGCCCGTTGACCGACTTCGTCACCGTTCAGTCCGCTGAAATCGTGAACTATGCAGTCGTCGCCACGCTGACGACCTTCAGCGGTCCAGATGGCGGCGTTGTGCTGGCAGCCGCGCAGGCAAGCCTTGATGCCTATGTCGAGTCCAGCCACCGCCTGGGCCGCGACATCACCCGATCGGCTCTCTTTGCTGCCCTGCATGTCGAGGGCGTCCAGAATGTCGTCCTGACGTCGCCGGCGGCCGACATCGTCATTTCGCGGACCCAGGCACCCTACTGCACCGGCACGACGGTCAATTACGCGGGGACGGCCGAATGACTTATCCGTCGCTGCTGCCCCCCGGCTCTACCGCGCTGGAAAAGGCCGTGGAACAGGTCGCCGCCGGCCTGCTCGATATCCCGACGCCGATCCGCGACGTCTGGTCGCCCGGCACCTGCCCCATCGGACTGCTGCCCTGGCTCGCCTGGGGCCTGTCCCTTGACAACTGGTCGTCCGATTGGGCCGACGCCATCAAGCGCGAGCGCGTGCGCAAGGCGATTCCGATCGCGCGACAGAAGGGCACCGCCGCATCCGTTCGCGCTGTCGTGCAGAGTTTCGGGGGATCGGTTGCGATCCGCGAATGGTGGCAGGTGGTGCCGAAGGCCGATCCGCACACCTTCAGCCTGGTCCTCAACCTTGACCAGAATGGCGCACCGGCATCGGCGGCCTTTGTCGATCAGGTCATCGCCGAAGTCGGCCGCGCCAAGCCGGTGCGCAGCCACTTCACCTTCACCCAGGGCATCACCGCCAAGGCCAGCGTCGGCCTTGTCGCTGCGGTGCGCCCGACCATCTATGCCCGCCTGTCCTGCACGGCGCCGGCGGCCTGACCGGAGGAACCATGGCCCTTACCGCTATCGTCACCAATGCTGGCCGCGCCGCGCTGGTAAATGCCAGCAACACCGGCACAGCGCCCGTAACCATCGCGCAGGTCGGCCTGACCGCAACCGCCGTCGTTCCCGGCGTGGGCATCACGGCCCTGCCCGGTGAATATAAGCGCGTTGCCACGATCTCCGGCGATGTCGTGGCGGACGACACCATCCACCTGATCGTCCGCGACGAAAGCGCCGACCTTTTCACCGTCCGCAGCTTCGCGCTCTATCTGGCCGACGGCACCCTGTTTGCCATTTACGGGCAGGCGGACGTTATCTTGGAGAAGTCGGCGCAGGCCATCATGCTGCTCGCGATCGACGTGCAGTTCGCGGACGTCACTGCCGCCATGCTGACCTTCGGCGACACCAATTTCCTCAACCCGCCCGCCACGACGGAACGGCAGGGCGTTGTGGAACTGGTGACCGTCGCGGAGGCGCAGGCCGGTATCGATGCCCTGCGCGCTCTCACGCCCGTAGCTGCCAAGGCCGCAATCCTGGGTTGGCTGCTGGCGCAGGACGGTTCCGGCAGCGGCCTCGATGCCGATCTGCTCGACGGGCAGGACGGCAGCTATTATTCCAACATCCCGCAGCGTCTCGGCTACACGCCCGCAAATCGGGCGGGCGACACCTTCACCGGCAACGTGGCGATCTCCAAAACCGGCAGTCAGGAACTGCATTTTTCGGGTACCGGCAACTATAAGTGGCGGGCCATCGGGACCAATCTCGCGGGAAGTGGCGGCAATTTTCACCTTCAATATACGACGGACAATTTCGGTTCTTCGTTCGTCAGTGGGTTGATGCTGACCCCTGCTGGCATGGCGTCATCGCAGGGGCAGGGCGTCTTTTGGGGCCCGAACAATGATGGCGCGGGTTCGGGCCTCGACGCCGATCTGCTCGATGGGCAGGACGGGAGCTTTTACACGAATATCCCGGGGCGGCTCGGCTTCACCCCTGTCCAGCAAGGCGGCGGCGTCGGGCAGATGGTGAACACCGTCAAGATCGGATGGAGCGGCACGCGCCTCAAAGCGACCGTGGACGTCAGCGATCAGGGGAACTTCGTTTTCGACACGCACATCGCCGACGTCTGGCGCGCGTCCAATGATGGCGCTGGGTCGGGTCTGGACGCGGACCTTCTCGATGGTTTGCAAGCCTCGCAATTTCTGCGGAACTACAACGGCACCTGGGTCAGTTCGGAAGAGGGCACCCCCCGCTTCCACTTCATCAATGCTGGCGCAACTTACATGCGCGTCACAGCCGCCTTCATTTGGCAAAATTCGGCAAACGGCAACATCATGTCGCTGGATGAGAGTGGCAACGGCTGGCTGAACGGGCAAGTCGATGCCGTTCGTTTCCTGGCCCGCGCGAATGGCGATGGACAAGCCGTCAAGATTGGCGACGACGCATGGATCGGGGATATCAACAAGCCGAACGGGTTCGGAATTCGCGGCGTGCAGGATTCACGCGCGGGCTTCCTCTATTTCGGTAATGCGCAGTTCCCGCTTGGTTGTAATCCCGACGATGGCACCCTGCGATATAATGGCGCTGTGATTTGGAACGCCGGCAACGATGGTGCTGGCTCAGGTCTGGACGCCGACCTTGTCGACGGCTGGCATCGCGATAGCATCCGCGACTGGAACAACCTGCTGAACAAGCCTTTCAACTGGTCCGGTCAGGGCGGCCAGCCGCAATGGCTGTGGGGCAGCAACGACGGCAACGCCTACTATGTCTGGAATCCCGCAAATTTCAGCGTCAATTATGCCAATTCGGCGGGTAATGCCGACACGGTCGACGGCTATCACGCGTCCGCGCTGCTGCCGACCGGCAATCTTGAAGCCTCCGGCTATTGCCGCCTCCCCAATGGCCTTATCCTCCAGTGGGGAACCGTCACCTGCAACCCGGACTCCTATGGATCGGTGACGTTCCCGATCCAGTTCCCAACGGCTTGCTTCCACATTCATTCGGGCGTGGCAACCGAGGTAGGCAACGGGAACGCGCAGGCGAACTGCCCCCTTCCCTATGCCGTGACCCAAAGCGGCGCCAACTTTTGGAATGCCGCTCCGCAGGCCACCGCCTGGTGGATGGCTGTCGGCAAATAAGGAGAGTATCGTGCCCCTCTTTTACAGCGCATCCGCTGGTGGATTTCTCGACGATGAGGTCCATGTCAGCATCCCCGAAGATGCACGGCCCGTCGCGGTCGAGGTCCATCGTGACCTGATCGCTGCCGCCTCTAGCGGTTCGATCATAGTGCCGGACAGCAATGGCGATCCGATGGCGGTGCCCCTTCCACCGCCAAGGGCTTCCGAATTGCTGCGCCAGATGCGCACCAGGCGCGACCGTTTGCTGAGTGAGTCCGACTTCACGCAGATGCCCGATAGCCCGCTGACCGCTTCGGCGCGCGAGGAATGGCGGGTTTACCGGCAAGCCCTGCGTGACCTTCCCGAAACCGTGGCGGACCTGTCCGCCATCGAGTGGCCTTCCACCCCCTCCAACTGATCGAGGATCATTATGACCGAACTGACGACCAAAATCGGGGCCTTCGAGGCGGAAACGCGCTCGGTGCCTGTCACCTTCGCCAGCGGCGAAATCAAGCACGAACGGCGGGTCAATGCCGTCCTGAAGGACGACGGCAGCTATGATCGGGCCGCTACCAAAGAACGCGTTGCAGAAGTGGCGCTTGGCGTCGCGCAAAAGATCGGCCTTGGCGTCATCTCCGTGCCGCCGCCGGACCCGGAAATGCCCGCTGTCGAATCGACAGCCGAATAAAGACCGGCGGCGGCTATGAACGCCGCCGCTCCCCCTTTGCGGAGGGGGCTTGGGATGTCCCCACATCTCCAAACCGCGAGCCTGCACTCGCACTCTCAGGGCGGCGCGCCCGCCCGTTTTTGAGTTCCCTCCGTGGCCTAGCCGCGTCGGGACATCTTGCAGGATTTCCTACATGTCTACCCCTTTTGTTCCCGTTCGCCCGGTTTCTCCCGTCGCCGGATATATCGGCGGAAAACGCAACCTTTCCCGGCGGATATGCGCCATCATCGATAGCATCCCGCACAGCAGCTATGCCGAACCCTTCGTGGGCATGGGCGGCATCTTCCTGCGCCGCACGCGTCGCCCGCGCGCCGAAGCGATCAACGATATTTCCGGCGACGTCGTGACGCTGTTCCGCTGCCTTGCGGAGCATTATCCCTATCTGGTCGACATGCTGCGGTTCCGCGTGGCGAGCCGCGCCGAGTTCGAACGCCTGCTGGGGCAGGATCCCGATCACCTGACCGACCTTCAGCGCGCCGTGCGCTTCCTCTATGTCCAGCGCCTCGCATTCGGCGGCAAAGTGTCGGGCCGGGGTTTTGGAGTCGATGCCGCCGCACCTGCCCGTTTCGACGTCGGCAAGATCGAGCCTATGCTTGCTGATGTCCATGAACGGCTGCAGTCCGTCGTGATCGAGCGGCTTCCATATGCCGACTTCATCCGGCGCTATGATCGCGATGGCGCGCTATTCTATCTCGACCCGCCTTATTGGGCATGCGAGCGCGACTATGGTGCCGATGTCTTCAACCGCAGCGATTTCGCTGCGCTGGCCGAGCAGCTGGCAGGGATCGAAGGCAAGTTCCTGATGTCGCTGAACGACACCCCCGGCGTCCGAGAGACCTTCGCGCGCTTCGCCATAGCCTCGATCGACACCACCTACAGCATCGGCGGCAAGCCGAAGAAGGCAGGCGAAGTGCTGATCAGCAACTTCGCGCTGCCTGCTAACGATCTTTGACGTTCAGCCTCTGCGCCCTCTTCGGCGCAGGGGCAAAAGCGGTCGGCCCTCTATCGACCATTTGCGGTCATTCGCTTTAGCTGACACATTGCACCCATGACGATCAAGCCGTGGCTGTCCGACGTTGTTGTCGTGAATGAGAGTAGCGCCGAGGCATTCGCTGGCGATATCTCAATCTTTCGGAGCGTAGGGGAGGCTTGCAGCTATCTTGAACATTGGTGGGTGGAGGAGGGCCATGGCTTTGCTTACACTGCGACGGGAGAGCGTATCAGCCTGGACACCCAAGGTGGAGCGGTGATCGCTATAAAATGCGAGGCCGTTCCCGGAGGCCAAGCGATCGTCCTGAATTGGCTTCGTCACTCGGCGGCAGCGGTTCTTGATGACCGAAAAATCAAAGCGGCAAAGCGGAAAGCAACCCTCGGCAACAGCGAACAAGACGGCATACTACCGGATTCTGTTGAAGGCCTGATTGCCTACATCGGCTTCATGAACTGACGACTGCTTTCCACCCATCTTTGACATTGCGGCGTAAAGGCGAGCCAACAAAGGGCAGCAAACAATCACCCGCATTTGTAGAGGCCGCCTCTACAAATGCAGGCCAGCGAAACACAGGAAGCTGCACGCCATGGTCCGCCCATGGCGCAATCTCAAGATCATGAACAGCTGACCGGGCAGGTCATCCAGCTAGGCACCATCGCATCGGTCGACCATGCCAACGCGACCTGCACCGTCGAAACGGGCGACATCACGACCGGCGATCTGCCATGGATCGCCCAACGCGCCGGCGGTGTCCGCAGCTGGTCGCCCCCGACTATCGGGGAACAGTGCGTCATCCTCTCCCCCGAAGGCGACATGGCAAGCGCCTTTGTCGTGCTGGGCCTCTATTCCGACGCCTGCCCGCCGCCGTCCACCAATCCGGACATCGTCCATCTGGAATTCGCAGACGGCGCGGTCGTCGCCTATGATCAGGCCGCGCATGCGCTGGCCGTCACCCTGCCTGATGGTGGGACCGCGACGATCGACGCCCCCGGCGGCGCCACCATCAACGGCGATGTGACGATCAACGGCAACGTCAATGTCGCGGGCACCGTGGATGCGTCTGACGACGTCCTGGGCGGCGGCAAGAGCCTCAAGAGCCACAAGCATAGTGGCGTCCAGGCTGGCGGAGCGCAGACGGGAGCGCCCGTCTGATGGCTGGCATGGCGCGCATCAGCGGGGCGGTTCTCGACGGCCTCGACCATATCAGGCAATCGGTGGCCGACATCCTGGGCACGCCGATGGGATCGCGCGTCGGTCGCCGTGAATATGGCTCGCTGCTGCCTGAACTGATCGACCAGCCCATGACGCAGGCGAACATCCTGCGCCTTTACGCTGCGACCGCTGTCGCGCTCTCGCGTTGGGAAAACCGCATCCGCCTGCGCCGCGTCGGCCTGGTCACGGGCGCTCGCCCAGGCTCCGCCACCATCACGATCGATGCGACCCGCACCGACGCCGGCGTCTCCAACGCCCTCGTCCGCCTCTCCATTCCCCTTTCCGTCTAGCCCCCTCTTTCCAACCAAGGAGCCGATCATGGCCTTCAAACATGGGATCACGCTTACCGAAATCAGCGAGGGCGCCCGTACCCTGACCGCTGTTTCCACCTCTATCATCGGCCTGGTCGCAACGGCGGCCGACGCCGACGCCGACACCTTCCCGCTGAACCGCGCTGTCCGCATCACCGATATCGAAACGGCGATCGGCAAGGCCGGCGTCGATGGCACCCTTGCCATCGCCCTGCGCGCTATTGCGGACCAGGCCCGCCCCATCGTTGTGGTCGTCCGCGTCGAGGAAGGTGCTGACGCTGCCGGCACCACCGCCAATGTCATCGGTACCACTGACGCCGATGGGCAGAAGACTGGCATGCAGGCGTTGCTGGCCGCGCAGGCGCAGCTGGGCGTGAAGCCGAAGATCATCGGTGCCCCCGGTCTGGAGACGCAGGCGGTAATCGCCGCCCTGATCGTCATCGCCCAGAAGCTGCGCGGCTTCGCCTATGCCCGCCTTGTCGGCGAGACAACGGCCGACGCGATCCTGTTCCGCGCCAATTTCAGCGCGCGCGAACTGATGCTGCTCTATCCCGACTTCCTGGCATTCGATACCGCATCGGCCGCCAACATCGCCAGCTTTGCCGCTGCGCGCGCTATGGGCCTCCGCGCCCGGATCGATGAGGAAGTGGGGCCGCACAAAACCCTATCCAATTACGAGGTCCAGGGCGTCGTCGGTCTGACCAAGGACATCTATTGGGATATCGAGGACGCGAGCAGCGAGGCGGGCCAGCTGAATGCCAAGGAAATCACGGCACTGATCCGCACCGACAGCGGCTATCGCTTCTGGGGCAACCGGACCACGGCGCCGGCGGAAAGCCAGTTCGTCTTCGAAAGCACGACCCGCGTCGCCCAGCTGATCGCGGACACCGTCGTCAACGGTATGATCTGGGCGATCGACAAGCCGATCACGCCGGCGCTTGCCCGCGACATTGTAGAGACGATCAACGGCTTCTTCCTTCAGCTGAAGGCCGCAGGCGTGATCCTGGGCGCCAATGCCCGCTTTGACGAAGCCGGCAACAGCACCGCTAGCCTGAAGGCCGGCAAGCTGCGGATCGACTATGACTTTACGGTCCCGCCGCCGCTGGAAGAGCTCGGTTTCAACCAGCGCATCACCGACAGCTATTTCGCGGACTTCGCGAGCCTGCTGACCGGCAACGCCTGACCGGCCCGCCTCTCCCCCTCATTTGCATAGGAGCAAGCCATGGGACTGCCCAGCATCCTCAAGAACATGATGCTTTTTAACGAAGGCCAGAATTACATGGGGGAGGTCAAGACCGTGACCCTGCCCCCGCTCACCCGCAAGATCGAGGAATGGCGCGGCGGCGGCATGCCTGGTGCCATCGGCATCGACATGGGCATGGACGGCCTGCTGGAAATGGCCTCCACCTTCGGCGGCCCGATGCGCGACATGCTGCGCCAGTTCGGCATCCTGGCGGTCAACGGCGTCTATCTGCGCTGGGTCGGCTTCCACCAGAAGGACGACACCGGCGCGACCGACAGCGTCGAGGTCGTCGCGCGCGGGCGTCACAATGAAATCGACATGGGCGACCAGGAAGTCGGCGAGGTCGGCGAATTCAAGGTCACGACCACGCTCGCCTATTTCAAGCTGGTTTGGAATGGCCGAACCGAGATCGAATATGATCCGCTGAACGGCGTCTTCATCGTCAATGGCGTCGACCTGATGGCGCAGCAGCGCGCTTCTCTCGGCATGTTCTGATCCTTCCTGCCCGGCGCGGCGCGTCGGGCAACCTCTCCCCCCTTCATCACCGGGAATTTCTCATGAGCGACACCAATGCCCCCCTGTTCCGCACCGTCACGCTCATGAGAAATTCCCGGTGATGAAGACAGACGATCGCCACCCTCCAGCTGCGCAAGCCCAAGTCGGGCGAACTGCGCGGCCTCTCCCTGGTCGATCTGGGCCAGCTGAAGGTCGACAGCCTGACCAAGCTGCTGCCCCGCATCTCGACCCCGCCCATTTCCGAAGTCGAAGCCGGCAATCTCGACCCGGCGGACCTGCTCGCATGCGGCGCGGAAATCGGCGGTTTTTTGTTGCAGAAGTCGCAGCGCATGGATGCCCTCGATCAGTAGATGACGCGATGGCGGACGTGGCGGTCATCTTTCATTGGCCGCCGCAATCCATGGACGACATGCATCTGTCCGAACTCATGGCCTGGCGCGATCAGGCCGCGAAACGCTCCAAGCCCCCCGAAACACCGAAAACGAAGAAGCGCTGATGGCTGACAAGAACCTTCGATTGCAGGTCATCCTTGAAGGGCTGGACCGCGTTACCGCGCCGTTGAAACAGATCACCGGCGCGTCGGCCGCCGCGCGCCGCGACCTGGCGGAGACGCAAAAGCAGCTGAAATCCCTCGACGCCCTGCAAAAGCACGTCAGCAGCTACAAGGCGAAGGAAAGCCGGTTCGCGGACGATACCCGCAACTATGAGGCGGCCCAGCAGCGCGTCGCCGCCCTGCGCGACCAGATCGCCGCGACCGAAGGTCCGACGAAGAAGCTACGCATGGAATTCGATAAGGCCGAACGCCACACCGCCCAGCTGGCGGCGCTGCTCGATGCCGGCGGCGCCGAACTCCAGCAGCTGTCCGCCAAGCTGTCGGCCGCCGGCATCGACGTCGCGGACCTGGCTGGGCATGAAGGCAGGCTGGCGAACCGCGTCCATGATGCCAACCAGGCCTTGCGCCAGCAGACGGCCCAGCTGAAGAAGGTCGAGCAGGCGAAGCGCAATTCAGAAAAGCTGAACGACATCAGCGGCAAGGCGACGGGCGTTGGCCTGGGCATGATCGCCGCCGGCACCGCCGCCGCTGTCCCGGTCGTCGCCGCGACCAAACAGGCCATGTCCCTCGAAAGCGCGATGGCGGACGTCTCCAAGGTCACGAACATGGCCGCGCCCGCGATCGAGCGCATGTCGACCGACTTCCTCGACATGAGCGAACGCATCCCCATGGCGGCGAACGAACTCGCCACCATCGCCGCCGCTGCGGGCGCCGCTGGCGTCGGCATGGACAAATTCGGCAAGCCCATGCGCGACCAGCGCGAACAGCTGTTGGAGTTCACCAACGACGCGGCCGAAATGGGCGTGGCTTTCGACATGACAGCCGATATCGCCAGCGAGACGATGGCGAAGTGGCGCACCGCCTTCGAACTGCCCCAGGCCGGCGTGGTCGCCCTGGGCGACCGCGTCAACGCCCTGACCAACACCTTCGGCGGCAAGGCGGCGAACGTCACCGACATCATCACCCGCATCGGCCCGCTGGGGAAGGTTGCCGGCCTCGCCGCGCCCCAGATCGCCGCCCTCGGATCGACGCTGGACAGCATCGGCGTCCCCAGCGAGGTCGCCGCCACCGGCATCAAGAACACGATGCTGGCACTGACCAAGGGCGACGCCGCCACCAAATCGCAGATCGCCGCCTATAAGCAGCTGGGCCTTGAAGCCACCGACGTCGGCAAACGGATGCAGACGGACGCCGCCGGCACGATTATCGACGTGATGGAGCGGATCGGCAAGCTGGACGCGGACAAGCAATCGGGCATCCTGACCCAGCTGTTCGGTTCAGAAAGCGTCGCGGCGATCGCGCCGATGCTGACCAACCTCGATGGGCTGAAGCGGCGCCTAGAACTGGTGGGCAACGCCGACGCCGTCGCGGGATCGATGCACGGCGAATTCCTGAACCGCATCGCGACGACCGAAGGTGCGACGGGCCTCGCCACCAACGCCCTGTCCGGCCTCAACATCACCATGGGCAAGGCGTTGCTGCCCACCGTCGTCCAGCTGGCCGGCTATGTGAAGTCGGTCGCCAGTTCGATGCGCGGATGGGCGCAGGAACATCCCGTCCTCGCGAAAGGCATCATGATCTTCATGGGCGCTGGCGCGGCGCTGCTGATCCTGCTCGGCGGCCTAGCATTGGGCTTCGCAGCCCTGACCGCCGCCGCCGCGCCGCTGGGCATCGCTCTGGGACCGTTGCTGCTGATCGTTGCCGCCGTGGCGGCCGTCGCGGCTGCGGCCTATCTGATCTATGACAATTGGGGCGCGATCACGGCCTGGTTCTCCGCCCTGTGGGAAAACATCAAGGCCATGGTTGGCGGCGCGATCAATTTCCTGATCGCAGCCTTCCTGAAATTCACGCCATTGGGCCTACTGATCAGCGCCTTCGCACCGGCGCTGGCCTTCCTGCGGTCACTGAATTTCACCGAAATCGGCCGCAATTTGATCCAGGGCCTCATCAACGGCTTCGTTGGCATGCTCGGCGCGCTCAAATCTACCGTCGTCGGCGCCGCCAGTTCGGTAGCCAATTGGTTCAAGGCGAAGCTGGGCATCCATTCGCCCTCGCGCGTCTTCGAAGGTCTGGGCGGCTTCGTCATGGCGGGGCTGGACCAGGGCCTGGCGAACAATACGTCCGGCCCGCTCTCCCGTATCACGCAGCTGTCCGGCCAGATGACCAGCGCGCTCGCCGCCGGAGCCGTCGCGCCCGTCCTGGCCGCCGCTTCCCCCGCCATGGCACAATCCGCCGCGGCTTCCCCCGCGACGGCCGCCGCCGCCGCGCCGGCGACCTACAATATCAACATCACCGCCGGCCCCGGCGCATCCGCCACCGATATCGCCGGAGAGGTTCGCAAGGCCCTCGAAGCGATCGAGCGCGAGCGGCGCGGGCGCGGCTTTGGGGACGACTGATGCACCTGATGGCCCTTGGCATGTTCCTTTTTCAGATCCCGACGCTGGCCTATGATGAACTCCAACGAAAGACGGACTGGCGCTTTGCGATGGCAAGCCGGGTCGGGACGCGCGATGCAGCGCAGTTCCTGGGCGTGGGGGACGAGACGGTCAGCCTGTCCGGTTCGGTCTATGCGGAAATCACCGATGGCACTGTGTCGCTCGACACCCTGCGCGAGATGGGCGACGCTGGCGAAGCCTTGCCCCTGGTCAGCGGCGCCGGCATCGTCTTCGGCAATTTCATCATCCGTTCGATCGATGAGCGCCATGCCGTGCTGATGGCAGATGGCCGCCCCCTGCGCATCGACTTCGGCATCGACCTCTGGCGGGTGGATGACCCGGCCACCGCCCAGGCCGCCGAATGACCGACCGGATCATCAATATCCCCGATTGGCGCGTGACGCTCGACGGCAAGGATTTGACCGACAAGATGCGCCCGCGCCTGGTGTCGCTCAGCCTTTCGGAAAAGCGTGGCGACGAAGCCGACCAGCTGGATATCGTGCTGGACGACAGCGACGGCATGCTGGCAATCCCGAAGGAAGGTGCGACCCTGCAAGTCCAGCTGGGCTGGAAACAGGGCCGGGACGTCACTGTGGGCCTGGTCGACAAGGGCAGTTTCAAGGTGGACGATGTCACCCATAGCGGCCCGCCCGATCAGATCAGGATACGCGCCCGGGCGGCTGACTTCACCAGCGCGATCCGCAACCGCCGGGAACAGAGCTGGAAGAACACGACGCTGGGTGCCGTGCTGACGGACGTCGCGGGCAGGAACAGCCTGACGCTGAAGGTAGCGGCCGACCTGGCATCGATCGCGCTGCCATCGGTCATACAGAACCGGGAAAGCGATATCGCCTTCCTGAAGCGCCTGGGCAGCGAAAACGACGCGGTCGCCACCATCAAGGACAAGCATCTGATCTTCGCGCGTAAGGGCGCCGGCACGACTACCAGCGGCAAGGCGCTCCCCACCCTCACCATCACCCGCCGCGATGGCGACGGCCATAGCTGGTCGCGCCAGAAGCGGGACGGGCAGGAAGGCGTGACGGCCAGTTGGCACGACAAGAAGGGCGCGAAGCGCAAAACCTTCACCGTGGGCAAGGACGACGGCGCGAAGAAGCTGCGGAAGGTCTATCCCGACGAGGCGTCCGCGAAGCGCGCCGCCGTGGCGGAGCGGGACCGGCTGAAACGGGCGCCCGCCACGCTGGATATGAAACTGGCGCTGGGCCGGCCCGAGGCTTTCCCTGAAATGCGTGTGAAAGCATCTGGCTTCAAGGATGAAATCGACGCGACGACCTGGTTGATCGCGGAAGTCACGCACCGCCTCGATAATGGCGGCGGCTATGGCTCCGATCTGCGGATGGAACTGGGAGGCTGAATAAGGCTGCCGATCGATACAGTTTTCATCGACAGCCTTTCCATCGCAAATAGACCTTCATATACGGGTGCAAACTGCAAAGGGGCGTCCGATTGATTTTGAGCTTGTTCTGTGGCGCGGGGGGGTTGGATCGGGGCTTCGAAGATGCTGGCTTCGATGTGGGTCTCGCATTCGATCGCAATGCCGATAGCGTGCTATCGTATAACAAAAACCGACCTAAAGCACCAAAGGGACACATTGCGGATGTCTCGACACTAACCCTTACGGACCTAGATAATCTGCATGGAGGCGTATTCGCTCCCTCAGGGGTCATAGGTGGCCCACCCTGTCAGAGCTTCAGTCAGGCGAACGTACATCAGCGAATTGACGATCCGCGACACACCCTACCTGTCTCCTATGCACGCCTAATCCAGTCATTGAACGAGCGAAACCCCGTCGACTTCTTTGTAATGGAAAACGTAGTTGGTCTTACGATGAAGAAGCACCGTGAGACATTGAATGAAACTTTACGCACGCTTGAATCGGCAGGCTTCCACGTGGAGCAGGAAATTCTAGACGCACAAAATTTCGGCACTCCCCAAGTTCGGCGACGGGTTTTTCTTGTCGGATTCAACAGAGAAAAATATCCCGGTCTGCGATGGAAGGCCCCTACTCCTGAGAGAAAGCCCTCTCTAACTGTGCGCGACGTAATAGAGAATCTTCCAGAACCGGTATATTTTAAAAAGGGCTTGAACTGCGAGGAATTTGACAAACATCCAAATCACTGGTGCATGCAACCCAAATCGGCGAAATTCTTTCGCCACGCGGTGCTTACACCTTCCGCTGCGAAGGGCCGAAGCTTCAAAACTCTTGCTTGGGAGAAGCCCAGCTTTGCTGTTGCTTACGGCCATCGCGAAGTACATGTACACCCGGAAGGTAAACGCCGCCTGAGCGTCTATGAAGCAATGCTCTTACAAGGCTTCCCTCACACTTATCGATTGTATGGAAATTTGTCGTCTCAGTTTCGTCAGGTAAGTGAGGCGGTCCCCGTTCCGCTCGCGCGGGCGGTCGCACAATCAGTTGCAGATCAACTATTTGAGGCATGTTCAGCTGCCGACGTTGAGGTCAAGCGGCCTAATCCTATGCTCCCCCAGCCATCGCTGCCATCCCGGGATATCGAAGCCTGCTGAACGCAAAAGTTTTTCGGTCCCGGTAACAACTTCATTACGCAAATCCGTTTGATCTTCGATTGCCTGGTCCAAATTCCAGAGTTTCTTTGCTCGCGCAACAATCGCGACTGCATCTTGCAATTCCACATTTGGGACTACAATTGCGCCCCCTGTATTGGGGGCCTGAGCTTGAATTCCTTTCGGCGTGATACGAAATGCTAAGGAAAGCATATCTGGCTCATCCCGATGAACTTTATAAGCATATGCACTAACCAGCTCGACGCCGGCCGGAAGATTGATTTGAGCATGATAGAAATGTAATAAGTATTTACCAAGTCCTATACAAAACAATCTTAAGAAATTTATATCCTGATTCGACCAACATCCATTCATTGCCGACGTAAGGTTATGCAACTGCGCATCGATACATTCAGAAAGCGGTTTCGCGAAAGCATCGTTGTGCTGATCAATGTTCTTACCTATCGCTGTTTGAAACTTCCGAGCAGGAACTCCGAGCAGATCAACGTCGGCGCGAGTAGTTACAAACAGTAACCACGGTTCTTTGGCAATCATCTGATGCTTTAATAATTTTTCCAGTGCATCAAACATCGAAGCTTTTCGATTCTTAGGCACGTAGCCAAGATGATCACAAGCATCCATGTTGATTATATCAAAAACGCCCTGCCGATCCAGCATCGTTGCAGCAAGACTTTCATCCTGCGCTATATCTTCCAATCGATCCTTAAGGATCACCGCATCTTCTGTAATCCTGTCAGCTTGTCGCAGGGCTGACTCAGCAGCCAAGTATGCGCTCTTCGCTCCATTGGCCGCAACTTCCCCGTCGCCTTCGTAACCAGAATCAAAACCGAAATATTCTATCCGCGTTCCCGCTTCGACAAGAGAGTCCGCGAGCACACGAACGTCGAACAAATCCGCACCAGGCAGCGTAAAATAACGCAATTTATCTCGGCGTTCAGCCGAGCGATGGCTCTCAATCAGCCGTTTTGCACTCTCCACCCACTGCCTTTGACGCACAATTTGCTTAATAGGATGGTGCCACGGCTTGTAGTCGGTACGCAACGGCGCCATGACGAATTCATCGGAGCCATCATCTCCATGAACGATCCCGACGTAATCATCTTCCGCGATGTCGTCTGGCAATTTCTGCGATGTATCAGGCACCTGATGCAAATGGCTCTCCACCGCTGCTTTTGAAGGCTGCGCCATTTCGCCACGCAAATGTTCTGGAAGGTTATCACCCATTGAACCGCCGCTCATCAGGCTTCCCCCAAGAAAACTGCAAAAATTGCTGCAATCAATTCTTGCTGCTCATCATATGTCCTTCCTTCAAGCACGTCATATGCGGCAAGGACTTGAACGAGCGCTTCCATTTGGCTGTCGCGCACGACTTGATCAACACTGCGATTTGCCCTGGGAATTTGAGCTTTTAATATCGCGAAAGAGCCAGATTCCCGAGCTTCCAGAGCTTGCATCGGCGTTTCAGCGATGACCACTTTTGGCACTGGCTCCGAACCTTTACGGCGTTCCCATATGCCACTCACTTGCCTGGATAGCTGCGTTCGCTCTTCCGTGGAGTTCGCGTCATTGCGAGCATCGCGCGCCTCTTTTGCTTCAGCTTTCAGGCGGTTAGTCAATTGCCGAATCGCACCGTGCAACCACAGACTAACCAACTGGAGGTGGGGATGAGCGAAATTAAATGACTCACGATCGATGTTAAGGGCAGCATCCAAGCCCCGATCAACAAATAATTCGGACGTTATCTGCCTAAGACGCGTTTGCTCCGAAACCTGATATTTAAAAAATGAGGGATCAAACAATGCCCCACTGGCTTCTCTTATTCTTACAAGAACGCCATTATTTTCTTTTGGAATTATGCGACCACCCCACCAAAGATAGCCGTCCAATGACAGATCGCCTCCCCTCTTAGAGGTGGGTACGCGGCTTAGATCGGGTTCAAAGCGACCAACAAACATAACCGCTTTTTCCAAGCTACGCGCATCGGCCTTTCTGTAGGTGAACTTGATCGGCCGCTTCAGCAAAACACCGTCTATAGTGACTTTGAACTGACCCAATGGATCACGCCCAGCTCGCAGCACTGGATTCCCAGGCGCCTGTGCCTCGACGCCTTCTCGCACAGTTTGATTTGGTGAGAGTTCTATCGACAACCCTCTCCCACGCTCTTTTGTAACCCAGAAGAGCTGAACATCGTCGGAGCCGGTGAGGTCAAATGGATGCTTATCGACGTAGTCAACAGGCGCCGATAATCCAAGACTCCAAATCAATTCCAAATAGGCGTCGAGGGTCTTTGCCAATTCTGGTCTATCGATCACGCTAGATTCAGCTTCAACCTTCTCCACCAGCTTCGACATGCGCATGTCGGCGGGATCATCGTCTGCCCAAGGCAAGTTGGGCTGTTCCGCAAAAAGGACAGGACCTTCCTTTGGATCGATCAATTTCCCTAGATAACCGGAATGGTAGCTAGGCCTTTCGACACTCATACTGGCCCAAGTATCGATATCGCCTTGCTGTTGCGCCGCTTCACGTTCCAGGACGCCTTCCCAGCGCTCTGAACTTCTCAAGATATCGCGAACTCGCGGTTTAACGTCATCTAAGATGATGTCGGTCCCATGAGCTTGCAAGTCATCGGAATGTTCACGCCGTATATATACGTCGCCGGTTACATAGTCGTCATCATCTTCAGCCTCGATTGCATTTTCACCGTCTTCATGATACGCTCTGAGCCTGATTTCAGCGATCAAACGATAACTTTCTCCGTACCGCTTTGTAATTATTTGGAAGCGACGTGAGAGCTGACTAATGGAGAAAAGACCAATACCGATTTTACCGATAATTGGTCGACCCGACGGTGTGCATTCAAGATTGTCTGCATCTGTAATACCAAGTTCGGCACCATCTTTCCGGCGCTTCGCGCTTCCACCGATGTTTTTGAGCATCCGAGACAGGCTTCGATGATCCATCCCAATGCCATTGTCGCGGACGTAAATTCGAGAAAAGCGCGGAGCATCTGTCAAGATCGTAACAGACGTCGCGTCGGCATCCCAGGCATTGGAAATTAGTTCGCGTAAAGCAGACGCCGGCTGACGATAGATTCCATCGGTAACTCGCGCAATAACTCTGTCGCTAGTTCCGAGTTTCGTCTTCACCACCTCTCCATCGTGAGCGGGATCGCCCAGCCAGGATATAAGCTCTTCTTGCTTGTTAATTTGCCGGGTATCAGTCAAAGAAGTTCTCCAAGCAGAGAGCTATGGCTAATCGGAAAAAATACGGATGTTGTCAGCTTATCTTTATTGAAGATCGGTCCGCAACTTCAGTAAATGGACCATTGGGGCGGACGATCCTTATGACTGTCCGGCAAACCGAATGTCAGTCAGATGCCAACTCAGACCATCGCGTTTGAAGATCAGCGACGCCCCCGTCTCGTCCTCCTTGTTCACCAGACGGAACTCTGACAGCCCTACCCGCTCCATCTCCAAATTCTTCAGCCGCACGCCGATCTTCCCCTCTCCAGGCTTCGGTTCTGGCGCGTTGGCGAACACCTCGCGCATGGCCGCAGGCGTCACCAACGCCTCCACCATGCCCTCGACCATGTTCACGGCGAAGGCAGCACCCAGGGCAGCAAATGGATTATCGTCTTTGGCCTTGATCATTTCGGCGGCCATCTTCGCTTTCATCTGATCTTTCAGAGAAGCGCGTAAGGCAGGAAAGTCGATATATCCGGCCAGCTTGTCGGCATCTTTCGCCTCGGCCGCAGCCTGCATTTCATGAAGCGTCCAGCGCGGTGATCCGAAATACCATCCCGCACCAATCGCAACCGCCGCCACCAGAGCGAGCGCCGCATAAAATCTCGACTTCATCTTCCGTCCCCCCGTTCGGAATTCTCGTACAAGGCCTATTCTCCGTCACGGCCTGCTGTCCACAAGATATTGTTCCAGCTTGGCATTTACCGCTTTCCTACACGCCTCTCTCTGGCCCAAATGAGAACGAATCATGAACATTCAGGGGAACATGAAATTGAGTGGGCGAGCGATCAGACTGAAGCCGGGGTGTGAATTTGCCTGTCTGAAGTGCCGGATCAGGTGCGCGACGGCGGTACGGGTGCGGGATGACCTGTGGCGGGAGATTGAGACGCTGTTGCGGCTCCAGTCGAGTAACCCAACCCCTGATCGATCGCGAACGGTCCAATTGCTGCAAAACCAGATGGAAGCCGCTGAGCAAGAATTCGAGCGGCTTCGGCCCGCGTTGCGTCCGCTGGCACCAATGCCAGTAGGCTTTCGAACATATCGGCCAGCGCGGCTTCACTAGGCAACGCGACAGGCAGACTGATGAACTGAACCGGTGGCTGCTCGGCCTCGATCTTGCGCGCCTCTGGTTCAGCCTCGCTTCCCACCAATCCGGCCAATTTCATGACCTCTGAGGGATCAACCTTGTGACGCGCCAATACGGAAGCGACTTTACGAGCAAAATCGATAGGCAGATATTGCTTCTTGTAACCGCCATGGCCTTCATAACGAGCGTATGAGCCTAACGGCATATCCAATGCCTCCGCCATGGCTCGCACCGTCAAGCGCGGAATCGCCGACTTCCTTAGATCCTTGAGCTTTGCGGTCGCGCTATTTTCCATACGATCAATGTGCGTAAAAGTGGAACAATGTCTCACCCAAGATGAGGGTTGACTGGTGTTCGCGTTTGTGGAACATCACCCTAATGGAAAACGATACTCTGTTCGCATTATTTAGTGGAACTCGCCCGATGGCGCGAGCCATAGCCGAATCACCTTCGACCGTTGCTGGTTGGAAGCGCAAAGGTCGCATCCCCGCCGAAAAGCAGCCCCATGTGCTTGAGGTTGGCCAGGCGCTCGGACTTCCCGTTACCGCTGAACATGTCGTGTTCCCTCTGGGTCGGCCCATCGCCGCCCCTGTTGAAATATCGCCTCGCCCGAACGCCGTCGCTTGCGATCGGACCCCGGAAACGCAACGGAAGGATGTGCATTGATGCGCGGCCAGGAATATCGCCTGCGGGGGCGTCACGCCTCGCGCCGAAGCTTCATCGTGCCAGACGAATTGATGGCGCAGCACACCGAACCAAGCGACACGCCGCAACCGCCACGCTGGTATAGCATCGTCGCCTTTCTCATCCTGAGCAGCGCCACCGTCTTTGCCATGTGCGCAATGGGGCGACCCGGCGCATGACGAAACTGCGCGCGCCTCTATCCTTCTCCCTCGCCATCACTACGGCCGTCGGCCTGATTGGTTGGGAACTGGCCGCAAAGATCACGACGGTCGAAGCGGGCGGTTCGCTATTGGAGCGAGAGCGACAAGACCAGCCTACCGACACTGGATCAGGCGATCGCGCTTGATCGCGAATTTCTTGTGGCAGGAGGCGGCTTCGCTCCAATCCTCGAAAGCTATGCGCGGCAGTTGGACATATCGCTGGTGGATACGCTGGCATGCCGGGCGGCGCTGGCCGACGACATCGCCCAGGCTACGCAGGAATCGGCGGACGCGATCAGCAGCAGCATCCATGTGACGCTACCCGGCGCCTCGCCGACCGAGATCTATCACGCCATCAAAGAGACTGAGGAAGCCAGTGGGGCGATGAACCGGCTGCTGACCCGTCTCAGATCCTTTCTGCCCGGCAATGGCGCCGGTCGGCGAGCAACAGGGGAAGCATGATGACCAATGGCCGGGGGCCGAAACTCAACAATGGCGGGGGCGCTCCCCGCATGCCGTCGGTGCAATGCCCCGGCTGCGGTGAACGGGCCTTTGCGCGCTCGACGACCGGCAAGGCCACGCTGCTCTATCGCGAGGTCTATTATCATTGCCGCAACGTCGAGCGATGCGGATGCCAGTTCGTCGTGGGCATGGCGACGCTGCGGGCCACCGTGCCCAGCCGGATGCCGCAACCGCTGGCCGCGCTGCCCATGACGAACTGGCGCCACGCGGCCAACGACCGCGCAGCCAACGATGATGACGGCCCGCCCAGCAAACCCGACACCGATGCCGTAAGAAGTTGAGGCAAGGCGGCCGAAGCGGGCTGCATCCCCTACCGAACATCCCCATCCACCGGCTTCCCCATTTGCCGGAACGCCCTTTCTTTGCCCACCATCAGGAGTATCGAACATGCGTCATGTCGATCTGTCGCGCTCCACTGTCGGAACGCCAGTCATCCAACCTTGGGAATATGTCGCCATGCGCCGCCACGCTGCGGGCCTGTCGATCGAGCAGGTCGCATCCACTCTCGGCGGCAAGGCCTATCGGCGCCATTTGCGAATGCTCGAAACGCCCGGCATCCGTATCAAGATCATCGCCGACCTGTCGGTCGTCATGCCGTTTAGCGAAGATGTCTATCGCCAGTTGGCCGACCTCCCTGCCCATCAGCATCCGCCGCTATGCGTCCGATGCGGCTGGGACGAGCATTCGGAGGTGCCCGACAGGCTGGACGGTTTGACGACCTGGTCGCGGGAGAATCCTGCCATTTGCACCCGCTGCGAACAGCGATCCGACGCGGTCGCCGCATGACCAACATCGCGCGCGCTCTGCTGATCGTTGCCGCCATTCTGACCGTCCCCTTCATCATCGCTGGGGCGCTCTCCAACCTGAAAGGAAATTCCCGTTGAGCGATGGAAATGTAGCTGCCGAACAACTGCGCCTGTTTATCGAGCGCATCGAACGTCTGGAGGAAGAGAAGAAGGGCCTACAGGAAGATATCAAGGACGTCTATCTGGAGGCCAAGGCCAACGGCTATGACGTGAAAACCATGCGCTCCATCGTCCGCCTGCGCAAGCTGGAACGGAACGCGCGTCAGGAAGCCGAAGCCCTCCTTGAAACCTACAAAAACGCGCTGGGCATAGAATAATGCCCCTCGCCTCCGCATCCTGTCGGCGGGCTGACCAAATGGCCCGGATTGACGGCGCGCACCTACGCGTCGTCGTTCGGCATGTCGCCTGCGGGGGATGCCTGGATCATGCCGAAGGACCGATGCCATGAGACTGGTCGTTTGCACCTGCGCCGAATGTGCGCGCCTGGATCGCGCATTTCCGAACGAAGGCAAACAGCTTGCCCTGTTGCCGCAACGACCGGCCCGTCGGCGCCATGTGCGCGCCACCGTCGATCGGAATGGGAATCCATGACCACCGCCATCGTGAAACTGGACACCCGCGTCAGCAGAGCGGTCGGCATCGGCAAGGGCATCCGCCTCGAACCCGCCGACCTCGATCTGTTGGTCAGCCTGGGACTGATCGACCTCCTCCACGACGCCAAAACGCAAGCACTTAAGGAACAGGCAGCATGTCGGCAAAATCGGCGCCAATCTATCGGCGCGGCAAATACTGGCTCGATTGGGACGTCAAGGCCGACGGATCACGCCGTTCCCCCAACCTCACCATCTTCTGGTACGATCCCGACACGCGACGCGTCCGCAGCGCTTCGACGGGCACAGCGGACGAGGATGCCGGGATCGTTGCACTCGACCGCCGCTACCTAGCGGACGCGAGCGAAGCGCCTGCATTCTGCCATGCCTGCGGCCAGCCGCTCGCACTTGCTCAGGCCTATCTCCTCACCGATGCGGTCGCGGATTATCGCCTCGAATGGGGCGACGCCCGCCTGTCGGGCGCCACCATCGAAGGCCGCCTGAAGCACGTCACCGAATTCCTCGAAGCGCAGGAGGCCGAACCCGCCGGTAAATTCGGCGTGGCCACGACCTGCGCCGCCGCCTGCACCAAAGTCTTCGTCAACGCTTTCCGCGCCTGGTTGAGCGAGCGCCCGGTGGAATGGAAGAACAAGGACGGCGAAGTCACCGTTTCCCGTCCGCGCTCCCCGGCCGCCGTGGAAGCCGCCATCGCGCAGCTGATCGCCGTCCTCAACCATGCAGCCAACGCCGACCCGCCACGTTCGGACAAGCGCCCGACCTATCGCCCGCTACCTGCCGCCCAGGTGCAGCGTAAACGCCGTACCCGCATCGGCGTCCCGGAACTGGCGGAAATGCTCAAATATGCGGCCGAAGCAGAAAAGCCGCGTGGATCGCTGCATGCCTTCCTGATCGGCACGCTCTGCACGATTGCACGCCCCAGCTCCGTGGTGGACATCTCGGTCCAACCGGCCCGCCAGCAATGGTGGCCCGGCTCCGCGACGATCGATCTCAACCCCGCCGGCCGCCGCCAGACGAAGAAATTCCGCCCGATGCTCCCGGTCCTGCCTTTACTGGATCAATGGCTCTGCGCTGAATATGCCGATTGGCTTGCCGTGGAAGATGGCCTGAAACCGTCACGTGGCTGGCTGGTCAACTATTACGGCCGGGGTATTCAGGACGTCGACCGCGCCTGGGACACAATGCTGCACGCGCTCGACTATCCCACCGGCCGCGAATGGCGCTCCTATGTCCTGCGCCACAGCCTGGCCACCCTCTGCCGCAATCGCGGCGCCGAGCGCTGGGATCTGGAAGGCTTCATGGGCCACCGCGCCCCGTCGCAGACCGAAGTCTATGCGATGGGCGAATTTCCGTCGGTTCAGAAGGCTTTGCAGGGAATCATCGACGAAATCGACCAACGGGCACCCGGCACCCTGCGCCGGGTTCACACCGGAACGCAAAAAGCGCTCGAAAGCGCAAAGGAGCCAAAAATGTCAGGATAA